TAATATAATTTATAATATAAGCCCAATGGAAACACCATTTCTTTCTGGTGCAGGCAAAGGGTCGATTGACAATACGTTGTTTGAGTGGCAAACGGATTCATTAGCCGCAGCCGCTGCTAACCAGCAGTTAGAAGGTAATGACAGTATGGCTGCTCTGGCAGTTGCAGAGCCGACTCGTCTGACTAACTATGCTCAGATTTCGTATAAAACAGTTCAGACCAGTGGAACAGCAGATGCGGTAGATTTTGCAGGACGCAAGTCCAGTCAAGCCTACCAAATGGCCAAGCGCGCAAAAGAAATTAAGCGTGATATGGAAAAGATGCTTCTGTCTCTCGATCTAAAGGTTGCAGGTGACGCAACTACGGCTCGTAAGAGTGCCGGTATTCTGTCCTGGCTTGGCACTGCTGCGGCAGGAACGTCGAATATCATTCTTGGTTCGGCTTCTCCTGTTGTTGGTGTTACTAACACCGCGGTAGGGTCGGCTGTTCCATCTTTTGGTGTTTCGGCAGTTCTTACTATGGCTATGATTAATCTTGCTATGGAACGATGCTTTACATTAGGTGGCGAACCTTCTGACATTTTGGCTCCCGCTGACCTCAAGCAGAAGATTAGTTCGCTTGGTGGTTCAGTTATTGCTGATATTCAGTCGCAAGCTGCGGGTGCAAAACCAACTACCGCTATCAACGCCGTTGATGTTCTGGTGACTGATTTCGGTACTCTAAAGATTGTACCTAGCCGTCATATGGTAGCTGATATGCTGTTCTTCGTTGACTATGATTTTTGGTCAGTCGATTATCTGCGACCTTTCCAGACTGAAACTCTTGCCAAGACTGGTGACAGCGTGAAGCAGTTGATTATCGCTGAATACGGTCTTCGTGCTAAGAATGGTCTAGCAAGTGCGGCAATTGTCGGAGTAAAAGACGCTTAATGATAAAATACAGTAACGCTCCTACGATTGTTGTTGAAGATGATGTGCTTTCACCTGCTTTATGTGATCGCATAATTAGCCTTGCCACAAATAAAGGGCTTGGTGATAATCTAATAAACCGTGATGGTAAATATATCCAAGATGAAATAAGAACCAGCAAAGGTACTTTTTTCAGTTACGGCGACAATGATGTATTAGATGGTGTTATTGAAGCGTTATCCGGTATGTGTGGTCTACCTCCTACCCGGTTGGAACCTATAAGTATTCAAAGGTATCAGCCGGGCCAGGAATATAAACCTCACTACGATGCTTTTCTTCCTGATGAAATGGGAGAAATGCCAAAAGCTGCAAAAATAAAAGAAGGTGGGAATCGCTGTGTCACTATGATTGCGTACTTAAATAGTGTACAAGATGGTGGTGGCACAGTTTTTCCTGTTCTTGGATTTGCAATACAGGCTCTACAAGGAAGAGTTCTTATGTTTGGTAATCTTGATGAACATAAGATTGCTCATCCATCATCTTTACATATGGGTTTACCTCCAGAGAACGGAGATAAATGGATTATAACTTTTTGGTTTCGGGAAAAAGATTTCATGGTAACTAAAAAAGAACTTAATAAAGCATTAAAGTCTAAGCAGTCTACAAATACAGAAAAGAAACCTATTGACGCTAAACTTCATGCAAAGAATGTTCATAACAAATTTAAAGAAATCGCTGCTGATAGAGGTGAGATGCCGTTATGAATTCTTCAGGATGGAATTATGACACTCCTACTTCAAGACCTTGGAAACTAGATATCAACAGTGACGGTACGCATACCATTGATACCTACCAGGATGTGCAGGCTATCATAGACCAGAACAAACGGAATCTAATTAACTACGGTGACAAACTTACTTTCGGCAAGGCTAGTAAAGAACACGTTGCCGCTTCAATTCCATTAAACGTTTGGGAAGCGTGGTGTAAAGAGACAAACGGCGCTATAAACAAAGACCCAAAGTTACTGGCAAAATATTTAAATGATCCTGATAACAAATACTTCAGGACTACACCAACGAGGATTTAATCATGTGGTTATATCAACCCACGTTTTCAGGCAACGATCAAAAACCTATTATTAACAGCGCCATCTGGTTTAACAGTAAGAATAGCTAATGGCTATTAATTCGTATTCAACTATTAAAACAGCCGTTGCTAACTGGCTGGACAGAGATGATCTGGACGCTAGGATACCAGAGTTTATAGCAATAAATGAGGCAATATTTAATAGAGTATTGCGGATAAGAGCTATGGAAACAAATGTTACTGCTGCCACGGTTGGAGGCACTAAATCATATAGCCTTCCTACTGGTTACGTTCAAATGAGAGAGATTCATTTGGCTACAAGCCCGGTCACACCCTTGCAATATCTTACTCCAGAAATGATGTATAGAGTTTGGGGAGGAAGTTCGTCAGGAAAACCTAATGCTTACACTATAATAGGAAATGATATTTATTTTGGGACTACCCCAGATGGAGCATATGACTATACGATGACTTACTATAAGACATTTGATAGTCTTAGTGATTCAGCACCTACAAATTGGGTAATACTTAATGCTCCAGACGTATACCTTTATGGAACTCTATTACAGGCAGAGCCATTCCTTATGAATGACCAAAGAATACCTGTGTGGGAGCGAGGACTTAGGCAGGCACTTTCTGACCTACAGGAGCAGGATAACAAAGACAGACATTCCGGTTCTGAACTAAGAGTGATGAACACCTCTGGATATTATTAGGATATAAATTATGGGCATAGAATCTGGAAATTATATTACAAATCTCGATAGCGCAAACCCGCTATCAAGTGACAATGTTAGCGAGGGCGATGACCATCTTCGATTAATTAAAAATGTCCTGAAGAAGACGTTTCCTACCGGCTCTAATGATGTTGGCCCAGATCAAGCGGTCCAGGTAATCATTACTAAAGCTACAGCACCAACTATAAGCGGTAGTGCTGCTCAGTCTACAGGACTGGTATGGCTTGACACTACTAATAATCTATTGAAGATCAGGAACCAGGCTAACGATGCTTGGATTACTCTAGCAGTTGATCCCGAAACCTCTAACTCAGTAGACGTTAACGCAGGTACGATAGACGGGACTACGATTGGCGCAACTTCAGCATCTACGGGTGTATTCAGTAGCGTAAATATCGCCGCAGATGGAGCCACAGTAACAGGCATCAAAGACGAAGATGATATGTCATCTGACTCTGCTGTTAAACTTGCTACGCAACAGTCTATCAAGGCGTATGTAGACACTCAGGTTACGGCACAGGACTTAGACCTAATATCTGACAGCGGTACTATTGATGTTGACCTGGACTCTGAAAGCCTTACTGTTTCAGGCGGCGAAGGTATTGATACATCTGCTACTGGAACTACGCTAACAATAGCGGCAGAAGAGGCAACCTCATCCAATAAAGGTGTAGCATCATTCTCTACTGATAACTTCTTAGTATCCTCTGGTGTTGTAACTGTTAAAGATGAAGGCGTTTCTAATGCTGAATTAGCGCATATGGCAGCTAATACAGTTAAGGTAAGGGATGCTAACTCTTCCGGTGATCCATCTGATAAGGCTCTTGCTAGTGGAGAAATCCTAATTGGAGATGGTACTGGGTTCACAGCCGCTGGTCTATCTAGCGATGTATCCATGACTAATGCTGGCGTAGTTACCGTTACCAAGATTCAAGGTAAATCAGTAACCGCTACCGCACCCACTAACGATCAGTACATGAAGTATTCCACTCCATCTGCTGAATGGCAAATGGTATCAGTTGTTGGTGATGATAAACTAACAACCAAAGGCGACCTTCTTGTCTACAATACAGTAGACTCTGAGACTAGACTTCCTATAGGAGCTAATGGATTAGTTCTAACAGCCGACTCTACCGCAACTAACGGCCTAGACTGGACCGCTGTAAGTGTATCTGATGGCGCGATAACCAATGCTAAGATGGCTGATATGGCCGCTGGTACTGTAAAGGTCAGAGATGCTGGAACAACTGGTGTACCTTCTGATGTTGCTCTAACCACAACACAGATACTTATTGGTGATGGTGCTGGAGTAACCGCCGCTGCACTAAGTGGTGATGTTACCATGACTAACGCTGGTGTAGTTTCTATAGGAACCGGCGTTATCGTTGATGCGGATGTAAACGCAAGTGCTGCAATAGACGCTACCAAGATCGCTGACGGAACTGTAACAAGTACAGAATTCCAATACATAAACACTCTTAGTTCTAACGCTCAAACTCAGATTAATGCTAAAGGTGTAGGCGATGCTCTTCTAGGCACAGCGCAGACATGGACAGCAGGACAGAGAGGAGAGATAACCGCTCTCACATCAGCCACATCAGTAACCATAGACATGGCTAACTCTAACAACTTCTCATGCACGATGGCGCACAATATTACGTTTGCCAATCCTTCTAATGACACTGCTGGTCAGTGTGGTTCTATCTTCCTCACGCAGGACGGTACAGGATCAAGGACAGCCAGTTGGGGAACTGATTGGGACTTTGCAGGAGGTACTGCACCAACTCTCACAACGACAGCAGCGGCTGTTGACAGGATAGATTATGTTATTTTGGATGCAACAAACATTCAAGCAGTGGCTACTCTTAATTACTCATAATGCCTGTATTTAATAACATCCTCGCTGGCTCATCTGGTCAGTCCACTACTGGCTATGACATAGAACAGTCGTTGCGGTTTGACGATGGTGATTCTGCTTATCTGAGCAGGACTCCCAGTAGTGCGGGTAATAGAAAAACTTGGACATGGAGTGGTTGGGTAAAAAGAGGAACTCTAGGTAGTGAGCAAACATTTTTCATGGCATATGAAGGCGGTAATGATTATGTAGCATTCCAGTTTGATTCTGACGACACCTTAAACATTACCTATAAAGAACTCAATGCCACTGGCGGCTCTCTTTCTTCACAAACAAGGAGAAAAATAACAAGTCAAGTTTTCCGCGATCCTTCCGCCTTCTATCATATAGTCGTTAAGTTTCAAGCAGCGTCTACAAACTGCGATGTTTATGTAAATGGGGAAGAAATAACTGCTTTTAGTTTGAATGAGGAACCTCAAGATTTAGATTTTGCAGTTAATTATAGTGTTGAACACACAGTTGGCAGTTCTAAATGGTCTGTCACAGGAGTGGCAATATCGTATTTTGACGGCTACCTAGCAGAAGTCCACTTAATAGACGGCACAGCCCTAGACGCATCATCCTTTGGTGAAACAGATGCCGCTACTAACCAATGGAAACCCATAGAGGTAACAGGACTTACATACGGAACCAACGGGTTCTACCAGAAATACTCATCCACGGAACTAGCGAATAGTTTTACGGATA